AACAAGATGTACGGTTAAATGTTGAAGCTTACAAAAGCTTGATGCAGGAACTAAAGCGATATATAAATAATTTTGGATCTAGAGATATTCTCAGGGCAATTCGTTCTGAGATTACTATGGACGGAATTATGGCAGAGCAATGTGAGAATGGTTGGAAGTTTAATAAGCAGGATGCCGAAGCACTAAGTAAGACAATTAATGAAAAGATGGTAAATATATCTAATTTTATTAATCCATTACTTCCAGGTAAGGCAATTGTAGTAGATCCTGATACGAAAAAAGATCATGAACCAACTACAGGAAAACGTTATGCGATACCGAAAAAACCAACTTACACGAAATCGGGAAAGCTTACAAGCCACATTAGCCGTTGGTTTGAGCTTGATATGGACACCACTGTTGATACTTGTCCCATTTGGGGTGAATACTGTCGTGTTACTTTTGATTCTGGCGATATTGGTAACACTGATACGGTTAAACTCTATTTGGGAACAATCGGGTGGAAGCCGGACGAGTGGAACTGGAAAAGAATCAACGGACAATTCGTTAAAGTCTCAGCAAAACTCTCAGACAGTTCTTTGGAAGGACTCGGAGATGTAGGTAAGGCCTTAATGGAATACTATACTTTACGATCACGTAAATCAATCTTAGAAGGATGGTTTGAACATGTTGACAAAAATTCAAGACTACATGGAGACGTTTTTAATATCGGTACTCCAACGTTTCGGCAAACCCATAAAATCATCGCCAACNTACCTAGCGGGAAAGCNGTCCTNGGGCCAGAATTCCGAAAGCTCTTCATTACAGAAAAAGGATACAAACTAGTTTCTGCTGATTCTGCTGCTTGTCAGTTGCGATTACTNGCNCACTTTATGAAAGATGATGATTTTACAAAGGAGGTGTTAGAAGGTGATATCCANCAAAAGAACGCTGACATTCTTGGCTGTAGCCGTGCTACTGCTAAACCTTTTATCTTTGCCTTTCTATACGGGGCTGGTGGTAAAAAGCTTGGTAGTATTTTAAAGTGTTCTGAAAAGGAAGGTAATAANGTTAAGAAAAAGTTTCTAGATGCTATCCCAAGCTTAAAGAAACTTATTGCCAAAGTTCAAAACATAGCAGAAGTACAAGGGTATATCCCCGGCCTTGATGGGAGACCTATTCATGTTGAATCTGCCCATAAGGCTCTTAATTATCTTATTCAAGGTGCTGAAGCAGTTGTTATGAAATACACAGTAAACATGATACATGAGGAACTAGCTAAAGAAAATATTACTTCAAAAATTCTCTTGTTCTATCATGATGAGGTCACTTATGAAGTTAAAGAAGATCAAACTGAAAAGGCGAGAGAAATCATTATGCGTTGTTTCGAAGAGGCTCCTAAAGCACTTGGAGTAAACATTATGACTTGCGGTGATTGTAAGATTGGAGAAGATTACTATGACGTCCATTAGGCCAATAACTCCTGTTATTAGATTGATGACAAAAGAAGAACGGCAAGCTTCTAAGGAACGTGAACTAAAAAACGGTTGGCGCAAATGTGCTAGCTGTGGCAATGCAAGCAAAGGAACTTGGTGTGGATTCTGTTTCGAAGAAGAGTGAACAGATTAGACTTAGAATTAGGCTTAGTGTAGCCGCCTATTCTTATGAGTACAAGAATAAAAGCATTATGTCTGACGCAGAGTTTGACCGCCTATCTTACTTAGTAGATACTAGTATTACTACTGGTAATCGTAAGTTGGATAACTTTTTTAAAAAACATTTCGAACCTGCTACTGGAATGTGGGTTCGGAAACACCCCGATAAAGCTGGACTAGAAAATATTTACCATAGAATCTGGAAGGATCACTAAAGATGTATATAAGCGTAGAAGAGAACATTCGTATTGAGTTTGATCGTTTCTTTGAAGCAGTCAAGTTCAACGGGTATGTTATTGAAGAGAACCTTGCCGAACTTCTAGACACGCTGGAAGAAAATATCATTCAAGAGTACAATGGTCAAACTAACGAAATTTATGAAGAAGGTTATGATGATGGTCGAGATAGTGGTTTTGACTCAGGTTATGATGAAGGTTTTTCTGAAGGTAAAGAGCAAGGCCATGACGATGGTTATCAAGAAGGCCATGACGATGGCTATGAGCTTGGGCAAGCAGATGCTCTTGAAAATTGTAATTGTGGAGAGGAAACCTAATGTTTACAATTGAACACGAAGACACTTATACGGTAGTAACTACTTTAGACCAAGCAGGTCTATATGCAGATATTGAGGTAATACTTGATGAGACTGACGTTGTTTTGCGGCAGTTCAATGAAGAAACTAAGTGTTATGACTTGATAAACATATCACATCAACAATTTAAAGACATTATTGCGTCTTTATCAAAGGCCGAAGGGGCTTACTATGCGATCTGATCTTTATGAAACCATTGCCTTACAATTCTTCACACCCGGGCATAGACATCACGATGACCTAGTTACAGGGCTTAGAGAAGAAGCGGCAGAGGTAAATTCAGCCATTCATTTAGGAACTCGAAAACAAGTGTTAGATGAGCTTGGAGATGTCCTTTGGTATGTAACTGTTATGGCAAACTATGAAGGTAGCAACCTCTCTGAAATTATGAAGATTAACTATGAAAAACTCGAAAAACGTGCTATTAACGGAAAGAAAGGAAATAGCAATGCCTAATTGGTGCATGAACAACGTACAGATCTCTGGTGAAAAAGAAACACTAGAAAAAATTGAAGTAGCCGCAAACAATAATGAACTACTTAAATTCTTAGCCCCTTTAGGCCAAGACTGGGATTATGGGTTAGCGGTAAATACATGGGGTACAAAATGGGATGTCAACGAGCCGTACTGTGATTGGGACGGGGACGATACCCTTCAATTAAGTTTTGATACTGCTTGGGGTCCACCTTTAGGGGCTTACGATATAGCAGAGTCAACAATGAATCTAGAAATTACTGCAAGCTTTTATGAACCCGGTATGTGCTTTGTAGGAGATCGAGAAGATTCTTATGAGTTTGACTTTGAAGATGAAAACTGGGCAGAGTATATCCCAACAGACTTAATCGATGATTGGGGGTTAGAGGATGAGTATGATAACTGGAAAGAGTGGCAAGAAGAAGAAGAGGAAGGGTAAAAATTACCTGACGTTAAAGAACAATAAAGGAAAATCTATATGAAGCTAAGGATACCTTTTATAAACAGACATAGGTATATTGTTTTGAAAAGCTATACATTCAACAAATTTGTTCATGAAAACTCACCGTTGGTTATGTCTAAAAATATCAAAAAAGAAAGTTTCTGTCCTAGCAAATCAATAGGAGATAGATTTTCTAATGGGTTTAACACCTGCTATGGTTATATAAAGTCTTTAGATGTATCTATCACGATACCCGCTTGGACTGAGTTCAGGATTAAGAGCGATAACAATAATTTTGGTTATATGTTTCCTGGTAGTAGCCTTAGTCAAGCAGATTCGGTCAATGATCCAGAGTATACGCCACCTAAAGATCAGTTCATGTCTAAACTTCTTGTCCCTTGGATGCTAGAGGCTAATAGAAATGTTAAGTTTGTAATGGCAAAGCACCCATTAAATATGACAAATATGAACACGATTACTGGGGTGGTTTCTTTTTATAATGGCATGCATTCCCCCCATATATTTAACGGTATACCTAAAAATTCTGACTTTATTGTACCTTTTAGTACACCCTTGGTTAGTCTTTTCCCTTTGAGTGAATTACCAATTTATCTTAAAACGGAGTATAATAAAGACATGTTTAATACTCTTTTCGAGGCTCAATCTCTTGGAAGAAACTACATCAAGGGTGCATGCTTGAAAAATGATAGACTAAATAAGAAAAAGGAGCTACTATGATAGCTATTATTGATGGAGATGTTTTGTTATACATGAGTATATGGAACATGGAGACTAAGGAAGAAGCGAAAGAAAGGTTTGATGAAATATTTCAGAATACATTAGAGAGTGTATTTGCAACAGACTACGTCATGGCATTAGGTGGCCCTGACAATTTTAGAGTTGATCTTTATCCAGATTATAAAGGCAACAGAGTAAAATCAAAATCGACAAGACCGGATTGGTTCTTAGATTTGAAGTCTGATATCGAAAGCGGGTATGAAGGATGTGTTTTTTCTGATAACTGCGAAGCGGATGATCTGGTAAGAATATGGGCGACTGAGTGTGACAATGCTGATATAAAACGAATTGTTATTTCAGTGGATAAGGATCTCGATTGTATTAGTGGTCTTCACTATAATCCTCGTAAAGGTTCAATTTACACTGTAGAACAAGAAGATGCAAATTACTTTTATTGGAAACAAATTCTTATGGGGGACTCTACGGATAACATCCCTGGACTTCCTGGAATTGGACCTAAAAAAGCGGATGCAATACTAGCACATAATACTAAATATAAAGACAGTGTATGTCGGGCCTACTATAATAAATATGGAGAAGAAGGCTACAATTACCTGATTACCAATGGGCGTCTTATTCACATTTGGCGACACCTGAATGATCACTTTGTATTAGATCGGAAACACTATGACAATGCTATCAAAAGCTGAAATTGGTCATTGGAATTATGCTTATAAGTTTGATCCCGAACAATGGTTTGGTTTCATATACTGTATAGAAAATACTGTAACAAGTCAATTTTACATAGGGAAAAAACAGTTTTACCATGGCGGTAAAAAGAAATCAAGAACTTATGGTAAAGAAATGACTTGGCGAACTTATGAGGGTTCTTCTACAAAGGTCAAAGGCGATATTAAAAAGTATGGAAAAGATAACTTCAACTTTAATATTGTTGATATGTATAAAACAAAAGGTGGTCTTTATTATGCAGAGGCTTATCTACAAATGTTAAGTGAATGTATGACTGAAACTTTAAGCGACAATTCTACGCCTCGTTTTTATAATAGGCAAATTGCAGCTATTAGGTTTGTTCCTAATGAACACCCTACAAGTAAGACTAAGTCTTTTGTTGGTAAGATAAAAAGGAGATATGCATGATTATGCACCCCGCAGCCCCCATTTCATGGCTAATTGCCATGTTTGTATTAGCACTCACTATGTTGAACTACTTATTCGGATTTATGAAGTTAGACCCTGTAATGTCGGTTGTAATCTATCTATTTTTTACAGAGTTTAGCAAATTAGTAGCGGAGATGACTAACAATGGGAAGAATAGTAACTAAGAATCAGCCCTGTGAATTTTGTGGAGGGTCAGACCCTAAACAGATATACGAAGATGGGTCTGCTTTTTGTTTTTCTTGCCGCAAAAGCTATCCTAAACCCAAAGAAGGAGATGATAGTTTGGATTTTGAACCAGTGACAAAGAATAATAGCTGGAGCGAATCTAAGCTTCAGGAAGTAAGAAATGAATATATTACACGAGGTTTTAAAGAGAGGAATATCTTTAAGCAGGTTTCTGAGCATTATGGTGTTAAGGTTTCTTACAATATTGATGGTGACATTGACGCTCATTATTATCCTTACTACAGTGATAATACCTTGGTTGGATACAAGGTCAGAACNTTACCAAAGGACTTTACAAGTCTTGGAACCATTAGAGGTGGAATGTTTGGACAGTCCTTGTACAACGGAGGTAAGCGACTAGTAATTACAGAAGGTGAGCTTGATGCTATGGCAGTACAATCTGCATGGTACAAAAAGTATAAAACCTTTTATCCTGTTGTTTCTTTACGATCTGCATCGAGCATTAAAGACTTGATTAATGAGCGGGACTGGATTCGTAAATTNGATGAAGTAGTTTTGTGGCTAGANAACGATGATGCTGGTAAAGAGGCTATGAAAGAAGCCGCCCGTATTATTGGTTATGATAAGATTAAAGTTGCTAAATCTACTGAAAAAGATGCTTCTGATCTTTGGATTAAGGAACCAGACAAGGTTCTAAAAACAATATATGATTCTGTAGAGTATACACCTGCAGGTATCTTAACTAAAGAAGAACTCTGGCATCAGCTAGAAGATTACAATAAAATAGAATCAGTACCTTATCCTGAGTATATGACTGGCCTTAATGAAAAATTAAAAGGTATGCGCTTTGGCGAAATAACTCTGTGGACTTCAGGCACTGGTTCAGGTAAATCAACACTATTAAGAGAAATTGCTATTGATCTTTTGGAAAAAACAGAAGATAAAATTGGCATCATCTCGTTAGAAGAGTCACCAGCTGAAACCGCTAGAAAGATGGCGGGTATGGCAATAAACAGGAATCCTGCAAATGACGAGATCCCAATTGAAAAACTTAAGGAAGGATTTGATATCGTTTTTGGTAGCAACCGTGTTATGGTCCTTGATCATCAAGGTAGCATATCAGATGGCTCCATTATGGACTTTCTGGAGTATATGTGTCTTAGCGGTTGTAAGTACCTCTTTGTTGACCATATTACTATTTTGGCTTCTGAAGGGGCCGAAGGGTTAACTGGTAACGAAGCTATAGACAAAATAATGAATGACCTTTTAAGGCTGTGTAAGAAGCATAATGTGTGGATCGGCCTAATTAGTCACCTACGTAAGACAGATAATAAGGGGAAGAGTTTTGAAGAAGGTAAATTACCATCAATGGATGACATCCGTGGGTCNGGTTCTATTAAACAAATCAGTATGGACATTATCGCTTTTGCTAGAAATGTTGGGTCGGCTGTTCATGACGAGCGCAACACTATTAAAACAAAAGTTCTTAAATGTCGATACACAGGTTTGACCGGACCAAGCGGTAGCCTTTATTATGAGTTCGAAACAGGTAGGCTATCGAAAGGTCTTGATCAGTTTGAAGAACAATCGGAAGGAGTTATGCAAGTATGATGAATGACCAAACTCTTGTATTAATGTCGATTGTCTATCAAATGTTAGAAAAAGACCCTAATATAGATGGATTCAATCCATTTGTACAAGAATACTTAGAAGGTTTGGCAGAAGAATTAAACGAGATGACTGAAGAAGAACAGAATCATGTTTATTTCTATGCTGACACCTTCTTTAATAAAATAAACAATGTAAAAGAGGTGTTACACTAATGGAAGAAATTTTTAAAACCTTTGTCAAAGAAGGTTATACAAACAAACAATTCGAAAAATGGGTTAACAACCCTAATGTTAAAAAGATCTATGATCCTAAACAACTAGAGGCCATTAAAGAAATGTGGAAAGGCACTCCTGTTGAGAGTGTTGTAGAAGCAAGCGTAGACTTCCAGATTGAAGTTGCAGAAGAAATCATGGAAACCTACAAAGATACTTTGGAAGCACTAGCTAACACAAAACCAAAAACAAAACCACGTAACAAAGACAAATAGGGAAAATAAAATGCAACCATACGAAAGTTTCATCCATCTTTCTCGTTACTCACGTTTTCTAGATGACGCAGGTCGTCGTGAAACATGGGACGAGACTGTAGATCGACTCGTAGGATTTTGGAAAGAACGTGTCGGTACAAATACTGTTACCGAAGCGGAATATTCAGAACTTCGCAGTGCTATCTATAATCGTGAAGTAATGCCTTCTATGAGGGCTATGTGGAGCGCTGGCAAGGCTCTTGAACAAAATCATTTCCGTGGTTATAACTGTAGCTTTGCTGCGGTTGATCATATTCGTGTATTCGATGAGATTCTTTTTATTCTCATGGCGGGTACAGGGGTTGGCTTCTCTGCTGAAGCTAAATACGTAAATAAACTACCAATTATTAACGATACCTTTACGGAGACAGAGCGTGTTATTAGTATTGAAGACAGTGCAGAAGGTTGGGCAAAAGGTTTACGAAAGCTTATTGCTGAACTATACTTGGGTAACATTCATCAGTGGGATTACAGCCGTATTCGTCCTGAAGGTGCTCGCCTAAAAACAATGGGTGGTCGGGCTTCTGGGCCGGAGCCTCTTAAAGAACTTTTTGTATTTATTACAAATATGTTTACTAAGGCGGCTGGTCGAAAACTTCGTCCGATTGAAGTACATGATATTGTTTGTAAGATTGCCGAAGTAGTTGTAGTAGGCGGTGTTCGCCGCTCTGCTCTGATTTCTTTGTCTGACTTGGGTGATCCTGAAGTTCGTGATTGCAAATCTGGTCGATGGTGGGAAACAGAACAACAACGTGCTTTAGCTAACAACTCTGCTTCTTATGAAACTAAACCTTCTATGGCTGTATTTATGGACGAATGGATCGCCCTTATGAAGTCAGGCTCTGGTGAACGAGGTATTGTATCTCGTTATGGGCTACAAGAAATGGCTCCAGAACGTAGAGACGGTGATAAAATTGTTGGTCTAAATCCCTGTGCAGAAATTGCACTACGATCAGGACAACTTTGTAATCTTACTGAGGTTGTGTGTCGTGAAAATGATACAGCAGAAGACCTTAAGCGCAAAGTTCGTATTGCAGCTATCTTAGGTACTCTACAAGCATCTCTTACTGACTTTAAATATGTACGTAAGATTTGGCAAAAGAACTGTGAAGAAGAAGCACTTCTAGGTGTTTCTTTAACTGGTATCCAAGATTGTAAGATTCTTCGAAAACCAAAGCCAGAGTTGCTAGAGGAAATGAAGAATGAAGCCATTAAAGCTAATGAAGAGTATGCTGCAAAGTTAAATATTAACCCTGCTGCTGCTATTACAACGGTTAAGCCAAGTGGTACTGTTTCTCAGCTTGTTGATAGTGCTTCTGGTATTCATGGACGTTTTGCGCCCTACTATATTCGGGCTGTACGTCAATCTAACAATGATCCATTAACTGCTTTCTTGAAAGACAAGGGTGTACCTAACGAAGAAGATGTTATGAACCCTGCTAAAACAACGGTGTTTTACTTCCCTATTAAATCACCAGAAGGTGCTACTCTAGCTAACGAACAGACAGCTATTGAGCAATTAGAAAACTGGTTGCTTTTTAAGAAGCACTGGGCAGAACACTCGGTGTCTGTGACTATTTATGTTAAAGAAGAAGAATGGATGGAAGTAGGTGCATGGTGCTACAAGCACTTTGATGCTCTTACTGGTATTTCTTTCTTACCTTATTCTGATCATACTTACGCACAAGCCCCATATACACCTTGTACTTATCATGAGTTTCTTGCCGCTACAGCAGCAATGCCGAAAGTTGACTTCTCTGAATTGTCTAACTATGAACAGGAAGACAATACAGAAGGCGCTCAAACTTTAGCCTGTGGAGCGGGTGGTTGTGAGATCTAAAGAGTTCTGGAAAATACCTGACGTTAAAGAACAATTGTCTCCTTGTATAAGGGAATGTAAACTAGAAGGTGCCTACTGCGAGAGTTGTGGTAGGCATCAAGATGATATCAGAATGTGGTCCACTTACTCCAACGATAAACGTAGAGAGATTATGGAAGACATAAAAAAGAAAGATTAGATATATGAAAACCTTCGGAAAGATTATCGGTGGCCTATTGGGCTATACAATTAGTGCAACCATAACTGTTTATGTAGGGCTTAATGTGTTGAAATGGCTAGGGGTTTCTTTGGTCCTATGACAAAAATCATAGACCTTAATAGTAAGAGACCTAAGAGTGAAGAGAAACTAGAAATCGATCAAGCAATGGAAAATCACAACTATGTTATGGATATTTGTGATGATATCTTTGATTATGGGTCTGTACTCATAACTCAAAGCGTTGATGGTAATGCTCAAATATCTGTTAGTGGAATTGAGCTAGAGGAGGTCTTAGAAATGCTTGTAGCCTGTGCGCTTAAGATTCAAAACGAATAATGTTTGTTGCATTACTTGTGTATTGCAGCTTAGAACTCGGTACCTGTAAACCTGAAGTACATAATACTATTTTTAAGAAAGAACAAAAATGTTATGAATTTCTTGCTGCAGGTATTAAATATTATGAAGACCAAGGGAATATAGTTCCTGTGTATAAATGTGTTAATCTACTCGAAGATGAGTTAGATGAAGGAGTATAAAATGAGTTGGTTCCGAAGATACGTTAACTATTTATCGCTTTGGCGAGCCCATCGTGAAGCAGTAAAACAGCTTAATACGCTATCAGATAAACAGTTAAAAGATATTGGAATTAATCGATCTGACATTGATCGGTTGATATGGTTAGAAGAAGATAAAACAATGAGAGGTCGTGGATAATGGTAGAAGAAAATATTGAAGGTCAATTGGGTGAACTTGTAGAAGATATGTTTGAAACTTATATTGAAGATGGTTTTGATTTTAATACAGATCAATCCCTTAATGATATTTTCTTCATGATCTTTAATGATGCTGTTCAGATGACGCTTAAGGTGTTGGAAGAGAACTCTGAAGAGGAAGAGACAGAAGATTAATGTTATATGTCATTGGTAAAGATGATTGTCCTTGGTGTGATAAGGCTAAGGAATTGCTTGATAAAAACCACACTCAGTATGTATATAAGAATCTTAGTACTCTTTTTCCTGAAAAAAGAAAAGCTTGGAAAGATTTTATCAACAACGAACTCTCTAAGACTACTGTTCCTGTTGTTATTAATGTTATTGGTGGTTACTCAGAACTATCGGAGTTAATGGATGACTAAAAAACCAACAGGTAAACCTCGTGGAAGACCTTCTACTAAGGTTAAGCTAAAACATAACCCTAAGTCTGCTCGACAAGACTTCCTGAAGAAGTTTAAAGACTTAGATTCAATAGGCATCTATGGTGTAGATAAATTTACAACAGAGATCATAAACCATCTATGGGAAAACCCTGAAATTAGTTTTCATGTGACTGATAGCAATCGTTCTCGATTAGATAACTCTAACAAGTTATTTGGTCAACGAAGCTTTTCTATGTATCGTTGGAATGTATACCCAGAGTCTGGATTCATTGAACAACCTACAGTAGAGGCTATCTTAGTTTCAAAAGACTGTTGGGAAGAGGTTAACAAAAGACCTAACCCCCATAATGTCAAGTTGCTAATGCTGGAAGAAATCTAATGGATAACGATGTGGAAACCTTCTTTCCTTATAATCAACTTAAGGGTCACACTCTGGTAAACTTTATAGAGTTAAAGAAAACAGAGCAAGGTATGTTCAGTGACATTATGGTCGTTGAATATAAAGGTGAAGAGTATGAACTGCTCTGGGATGAACATTACTCTTACTACACTGGTAAGGTTAATGGTGAAAAAGGTTATGTACTGTAAACTAGGAGACTACTATGAATAAGATTAATGAACTATTTACGGCTCTTTGGGAGCATAAGAAGTCAATTATTGTCGGTGTAGCTATCGGCATTATCCTTGCTAACCTAGCAGGTTAACTTTACCCTCACTCTCTCTGGCTGTCCTTATGGATGGTTGGAGGGGGTGAGGGTTTATTTTTTTTTTTCAAATTAGGAGAG